TGCGGGTGCTGGCCTACGTCACGCACACCGCGCCCGGCGCCAAGCGCAGTCACACCCGCACCTATCGCATCGACGTGCCGGCCGACGGCAAGGGCGCCAGGGGCGGCGACGTCATGACCAAGACCCACGCCCACGGATCGGCCGCGAGCTACGGCAAGCGCTATTTGTTGAGCATGATCTTCAACCTGGCCGTCGGCAAGGACGACGACGGCAACGCCGCCAGCGGCGGCACGATCACCGCCGATCAGGCGGCCGAGCTCGAGGCGCTCGCGAGCGAGGTTGGCGCCGATCTCGCCAAGACCTGCGCCCATTTCGAGATTGAAAAGATCTCGCAATTGCCGGCCGACAAATTTGACCGCGTCAAGGCGGGACTCGAAAACAAGCGGGTGCCGCTGTGATCCAGATCATCGAATGCGAGCAACTCGCCTGAATGGCTCCTGGCGCGCGCCGGGATTCCGACCGCCTCGTCGTTCAAGGACGTGCTGGCCAAGGGCGAAGGCAAGACGCGGCGCACCTACCTTCTCAAACTCGCCGGCGAGATCATGACCGGCGTGCCGACGGAGTCCATCAGCAATGAGGATACCGAACGCGGCCACGCGATGGAGCCGGAGGCGCGCGAGGCCTACGTCATCCGCAACGACTACATCGAGCTGACCCACGTCGGCTTCGTGCGCAACGGCTACGTCGGCTGCAGTCCCGACGCGCTGATCGGCGCCGACGGCATCTTGGAGATCAAGACCAAGAAAGCGCACGTCTTGGCGGACGTCATCCTGAAGGGCGGCCTCCCATCGGAGCACGTCGCGCAATGTCAGGGCGCGCTCTGGGTTTGCGAGCGGGAGTGGCTGGACTTCGTCGCCTACTGGCCGCGCATGCCGCTCTATCTGCACCGCGTCTACCGCGACGAAAAATACATCAAAAACCTCGCCGCCGAGGTCGAGCGCTTCAACGCCGACCTGGCCGAGACGGTCGAGCGCCTGCGCCGCCACGGCAAGCCGAGCACGCTGGCGGCGGACCTCAAGGCGTCGGCGAACCTGTTGGGAGCGTCATCATGAGCGAAGGCCCGACCATGGACGCAGCCCAGGAGATCATCGAGCTCCTGATCGCACGCAACCTTCGCTCGACCAGCGCGCTCGCCGCGCTCGCGATCGCAACCGGCTGCATGATGATCGGAGTCGCCGACGTCGAGGGCGAGCCCATCGACGAGCTGCTGGACGGATCAGATAAGGCGCTGCGTCTGGTGGTGGCCGAAGTGCGGGAGACGATGTCGTGAACCCGATCAACCGCCTCGGCCAGAAGGTCGTCTGCATCATTCCTCTCACGGACATCATGTCCTATTGCCCGCAGATCAAGGAAGCGCCGGAGCGCGGCAAGATCTACACCGTGGCCGGCTTCGAGACGCACACCTACGGCCCCAGCATTCATCTGCGCGAGGTGGCGAGCGTCACCTGCCCCTGCGATCTTCTGAAAAATGCACCTTGGCCGATCGTGGCATTCCGCCCCGTCAATGAGCGCAAGACCGACATCAGCGTGTTCACGAAGATGCTCGACAGGCTTTCGCGGAAGAGGCGGGCCGACGCATGACCGAGTCCCGCCCCCTCGACGTGACCCGCAAGGACGGCGCGCTGGTGCCGAAACAGCCTTGGCTGTTCGACCGGCTGTTCGCCGAGGGTCGCGACTACACCATCGAGATTCACGAGCAGCGATCGACCAAATCGCAGAACCATTATCACGCGGCGATCCGCGAGGCTTGGAAGAACCTGCCCGAGGAAATGTCTAAGCGCTTCCCCGATCCGGATCACTTGCGGAAGTGGGCGCTCATCAAGACCGGCTGGGCGATCGAGCGCACCGTCGCCTGCGAGAGCGCCGACGTCGCGGCCCAGGTCGCCGCCGTTGCCGGCCGGCTTGACGAGTCCGCCGTCGTCATCGTGCAGAACGACGTGGTGACGATCGCGGTCGCCAAGTCGCAGAAGACGACCGGCCCCGGCGCCATGAACCGGGAAGAGTTTCAGAAATCGAAGAGCGACGTTCTCGAGCACGTCGCCAACATGATCGGTGTCGATGTGTCGACGCTGTCCGCTCAAGTTTCTAATTCGTCCGCCGCTGAACCTAGTCCACCCCACAGCGACCGGACGGATACGCCCGCGGCGTCATCCAACGCCCCCTATCCTTCTGGAGGTGCCGCGGGCGTTGCTTATATCGAAGCGCCGTCGCTTTTGCCGCCCGACTGGCGCGACACCTACATCGTCCAGATGACCGGCCCAACCACGCGGGCCATGTCGGTCCCGACGCGCGATCACAACGCCACTCAGATGATCGGCCCCGACTTCAACGAGGCTGAGCGCGAATGGATGCGGCGCGTCGCAACCCTCACCGTCAAGCGCGACAAGGGCAAGCTGAAGCCCGGCGAGTTCGAGGTCGAGCTCGAGAAACTCAGGACGATTCCACTTTCGGAAATCATGGTGGCCAAGCATGCTGCTTAGGATTGTTGATTTTGAAACGACGGGATTTCCGCCCGACGCCGGCATCTGCGAGATCGGCTGGTGCGACGTCTGGGTTGGCGACGGCAAAGTGACAGTCCTCACGCCGAACGACGTCCTCGTCTACCCGGGCCGCCCGATCCCGCCCGAGACACGGGCGGTCCATCACATCAGCGACAACGACGTGGCCTCGGCCCCGCCCGCCGACGAAGGGCTGAAGAAATTGTGGGAGGCGAACAACGGTTGGGGAACGCCCAACGTCTACGTCGCGCACAACGCCAAGTTCGAGCGCGCGCTCTGGATGTGCCCGATGCCGTGGATCTGCACGCGCAAGATCGCGATGCGGCTCTGGCCCGAGAGCCCGAACTACCAGAATCAAACGCTTCGCTACTATCTCGGCGTCGACGACGACGAGGGCTTCGTCGAATTGTGCTCAATGCCGCCGCACCGCGCCGGACCCGACGCATACGTCACCGCGCACATTCTCAAGCGCGCGCTCTACATGGCGACCGTCGACGATCTCGTGAAGTGGACCGACCAGCCCTCGCTGTTGCCCGGCGCAATCAAGTTCGGAAAGCACAAGGGCACGCCATGGAGCAAGGTCGACCCGTCCTATCTCGACTGGGTCGTGAACAAGGCGACCGAGATGGACGAGGATGTGAAATTTACCGCGCGGCATTGGCTCGCCCGCCGCCGCAGCGACAACAGGTGACGCATGTTGATGGTCGCTACGTGTCTCCTCTCCGCGGTCGGCGGCGGCGTGCTGCTCGGCGTCGTCCTGGCGGCGCTCTCGCTCTACTACGGCCCTAAGCCTTTGGAGCGCGACAAGTGATTTGCCGCGCTCGGGACGAATGGATCGGAAAGACGCCCGACACGCCGGTGCCGCTCCGCGTGCGCGTTCGTCAGTTCGAGCGCGACGGCGGAATCTGCCAGTGCGGATGCGACTGGCCGATCTTCGCGGGCGACAAGTGGGAGACCGACCACAAGGTCGCCATCATCAATGGCGGCGAGAACCGCGAGAGCAATTTGCGGACGTTGCTGAAGTCGCACCACAAGACCAAGACCGCGGCCGACGTCGCCGAGAAGGCGAAGGTCTATCGCAAGCGCTTGAACCATCTCGGCCTCAAGCGGCGCAAGGGACCGAAGATTCAGAGCCGCGGCTTTGACAAGACCGAGCCGCAGCGCGCGGCAAGCCGGCCGATCGAGAAATGGAAAGGATTTGACTGATGGCCTACGAACCCAAACCGCCGTTTGAGATCTATCACGACGGCATACATCTCGCCGACGCCAACGGCCATCTCTGCAGCGCCGACAATCCCGAGATTGCGCAAGCGATCCTCAACGCGCTGCGCGGCGCCCGGCGGCCGGGAAGCAAGCTCATCGAGCTTGTGGAGCTTGAACCGTAAGGAGGCCACCATGCACGATCCTTGGCTTCAAAAGCATATCGAGACGCTGCAGGACGGCAATGAGGCCCAGCTCCGCGCCATCATTAAGGAGCAGGCCGAGCAGATCTTCGACCTGCAGATGCAGATGA